TTTGTTTGCCGAATGTCATTCCAGGCTTTGTCCATAATTTCTAGCATTTCACTTTTTTTCATTCTTAATCCTATCTACACGCCTAAGCGTTTCGCGCGCACCTCTCACGTCTGACATTATACCATCGATCATTTCCTGTTTTTTAAATGTCTTGAGATTTTTAATAATTTGTTCTTCCTGCATATCGGTGCCACTAACGATATATAAAGCATCCTCTAAGATCTCCATAATTTCTATAAGCTGAACTTTGGCGAGGTCTTTATTACTTTTCATTCCGCACCTCATACATCATCTTGCATTCGTTACATCTCTTGCACACATATGGAATCATCGCCGCAAGTATATCGCCAGACCAATTACTAAACGTCATGAGGTGTACGTTGTTATATCTACCGCCATCGGGTGTAGGTGCTATTTCTGATAGCTTTACGTATTGGTGGTCACATTCGTTTTTCATATAATCCCCGCTGCCTTCATTGCGCGCAATTGGCTTTCTGCTCTGTTTCTTTCGAGCTGGTTAGCTCTTTCCAGAACATCTCTGTGGTGTGTTCCATAAACTTCCTTTATAGCATTACAAAGGTTGTTGTGTTCTTCCTTCGCGTTGTTTGCTTCTCCAAGCAACTCGCAAAACTCTTCATATGACATGGTTATAGTTTTCATTTCTTGCCCTCTATTTGTTTTAAAGCTTCACGCGCTCTGTCTCCGCCATCTATTAATCCCCATTCTTCCTCTGCGCCTTTTTCTTCTTGGAAACCATAACCGTGAACATTAGTTTGGTTTTCAGAATAAAACTCGCCTATGTTGCCGTAAAACCTTAAGGCTTCCTTCGAAATCCCCAACTTCGCATTCGCGTCGGCGAGCTTGCGCTGGAGTTCTTCTAGCTTAGTTTTATGTTCTTCAAACGATTCAAGGCACACATTACACATCGGCTCAATATCATAGTATGCGCTTGGTCTACTGCATGAATAACAGCACAATCCATTTTCGCTCATAGCTCCTCCACCTCAACATCCATACTCGGGACGCGCGCTCTAAATGTAGACGACGGGTGCCCGGGGCACTTCCACTCTTCGGGAGAAAAGTGCGTGTAAACTATGATTTTATCTGGATCAGTGGCGGTTAGATTGTTTACCATCCACGCGTACATTTTGATTTTCTTTTTTGGCGGCGTGTATTCTTGCCATTGTTCCTCGCGCTCTAAAAGCTCCGAGCACTCAGTGTCGTTTGAATCCCTTATGAAAACTCTGTGTTTGCCAAAACATAATAAAACATAATAAAATTGTTTGTTAAAATGGTCGTCACATCTAAACTTAAATCCGATGGGCTTATCGGCTATAAAATCCCGTAATTTCATCTCTTCCTCACCCATCCGCCATTCTTGCATTGCTCGTCCATCTCTGCGAAAACTTCTGCTTCGGATTTTGGCTCAGTACATTGCATTATTATTTTATCATATCTAGACAACAGCTCTTCTAGTGCCGCGTTTCTTTTGCTAAACTTTTTATTATCTTTAACGGTTTTGTGCATAAAAACAAAAGTAACCGCAATAAGTAACCAAAAAGCCAAATTTATTATTTTTTGTTTCATTTTTTTCTCCTCATAGGCGCTTCATTAAAATTAATAGGATTCCTCATAGACATGTAGCACATATACGCACTTACCTTTTGCTCCATACACGAATTAAAAGCCTGTTCTGCCATTGTTGGTTTCGTCATTGTTTTGTATATCGCGATAGAAACAGCAGCTAAATTCATCCCAAGTAACAAATAAAGCGGTATCCAGTGAATGCGCATCATTTTTCTTTCACCATGGGCATAAATAAAAACAACAAGCAAAACATAAATGCTCCAGCGCTAGCGTTGCCTTGCCAGTGTTTAAACTGATTCGCCACTATCCACGCAAAAATAATTCTACCAACGATATCCAAATCACTCATATTCTTGTCTCGAAGTGTTCTTTTAGAGTTATTTTAGCTTCATTTACGTCATAAGTAATCGCGTTTATTAAATCGTCTGTGGTCATGCTTTCTAATTCTTTTTTATCTGTTTGAACAATCAAGGTAAGCGCTGACCGCATATCAATAACAGCTTTATAGAGATCGATATAGTCTTCTACGAAGAGATGCACCATTTCTCCGGGTTTTTTAAAATCAATAACCTCTGACATATTATTTAATGTTTTTTCGGTAATCATTGAAGCTTCTCTATTAAATCTTTATGTTCTTTTTCTACAAATTCTTTATCGCCATAGACTCTTTTATATACATTAGGAAAAGCTATAAAAAACCGATAATCATCCGTGATGTCTTCTCTTAGATTACTTGGTGTTGGTTCAGGATGGCCAACGTAAGTAACATTAGAAAAATTAATTAAAATATGTTCAGAAAAAGACAAATTTACTTTTATAAATTTACTCACGAGTTTATAATCCTATGCTTTGTTAATTCCAATAATCCCAATAAAACCACTTTATCTATTGTTGATGAACGAATGTTTGTAACATTGCGCCCGTTCTCGTGGTCGTTGCTTATTAATAAAAACGTATTTCCTAAGTTCAGTTCTGAACAAAGTTTTTTTATAGCAAGCTCGTCGCGCTCTATTTTGTCCGCTTCTGAGTCGCGATTCTCAGTAACCTCTTTTAACATTCCCTTAAAAAGTTGCTCAAGTTCCTTACTCATTTTGTCTCCTTGTTTATCGACCTTCTTAAAGAAACCACGTCCTCTAGCCCGACACCTTCCAATTTAGCGCCATCCTTTAGATCAGCAAGCAAAGCGGCGTTATCGAGCTTGAACGTGGTTTCAGTTATCCAGTATTTATTTGGAATCTTAGAATCATCCACCACACTAAGCTTAGGAGCTGCGTTACTTAATAAGAACGAGCAATCGTTACCGTTCACGCGCTTTAGCCCTAATAACGTCATACAAGCCTTTATGTTCGTTTTAAGACGATCCTGGCACTTACCCATGGCTTGCTTAGCGGCTTTAAAAGCGAGCTCCTTTTCCTTTAAAAACTCCTCACGCATCTTAAGCTCGTCTAGTAGCCTGTCGTATGAGTCTAGTTTGGTAGTTAAACTAATTTCGTTTACTTCTAGTAGTTTTTCGATCTCGGGTGTGAGCTCCCCATGCGTAGCTTCTAGTGTGTTCGTTAACTCAACCAATTCGGTTGATATGGTGTAAAGCGATTTCATTTAGTGTATTCCGTTTTTAGTTTTCTGAGCTCATCGATTGTAAGTTGTGGCGAGGATTCCTTGTTGAAAAAGTGTCTCATCATATCCTTTACTTGTTCAAAAGTTTCACCACGTGAATTCATGCATGTCGTAATTGCATTTATTAGGCTAATGCGCTCTTCTTGGGTCGTGTCTAGGGACTTACTTAGCTCCTCACTCGCTTGGGTTACTGTTAGATTATTAATTTGATGGGGCCGAGGCTTTTGCGACACGCTTGAAATTCTGGCGGCTTTCTCCATTTCCTCTTTTGAGCACTTATTATTTGAGTAACCAGCATTATCTAGTGCGCGGCCTACTGCGGATTCCTCACAGTTCTCTGTCCAGCTTGAGTAATTTACGGACTCGTACTTTTTGCCATAAGCAGTGACTGATAATTCTTTATCGCGCATTTCGAACCCGTGACCCGTAGCCTTGGGCAAGTTATTTAACTGATCTTCTTTATTCAGGTAAACGTAGACCTCGAAACAAGCGTGTTCCTCTGTGATATATACTTTTTTAGGAACTATGCGTCCGTCGGGATGATCGGCATAGAATCTCTTTTTACGTTCTTTAACGGTTTCATAAGTGTTTGGGTCGAATTGCATAAGTACTGGGCTCCTTTTGTATGTTTAATCTTTACTTCTCAACGGTTTAAAAGTAAACTAATAAGTAATGAACGATTTTAAAATATTTCTCTTAGAGAAAAACATAAAGCAAAAGGATTTAGTGAAACTATTGGGATGCTCGAAGATGCACGTCAGCCTTATAGTGAACGGCAAAAGACATCCCGGGCCTAAGTACTTGGCTAAGCTACTAAAGCGATTAGGTTTAACTGAAGCTGCGTTTAATAAACTGAATCAGTTTATAGCAAAGAAAAAATAAGCAATCCTTCATTTTTTAGTTTTATTTTAATTTAAAATATAATTTATAGTTTAGTTAGAGTTGCTCCTTTACAGCTTAAAGCGTGGGATGAGTTAGTCATCGAATGCCTACGTGGGGATGCGGAGTCCCTCCTCGTTGCACTTGAGCGAGTAGCATAGCCTAAGTTAGACTAATAACGAAACGGGCATAAAGGAAGGTACGACGAAAGCGCTCAACTCATGGGGAAACCTAATGATTGAAGCAAGTTTAAGGGCAGCAACGGCGGGGTTCATACCAAACCTAGTAACTTTGCAACGAACAAAGATAATTACCGCTGACACACAATAAGCGTGGGCCAACCCTGAAAACGATCTTTAAACAAGAAGCTTGCTTCTTAAATTAAAGACTAGATCAATTGAAAGTCTCACCCTTAAACAGAGACGATAAGAATTGATTTAAAGAGGCTTATTCTTATAATTACAGTGCGAGGACACTTTAAAAACACTAAATCTTCTTAAGCACTCGTGCGCCCAATCTATGAAGACCCCTTAATGAAAAAGATCTTTAATGAGTTTATTTTTTTTTAACCATGTAATATTAACTTTAAATGATTTGTAAAAACATTCAGTGTAACAAAGAATATCAATCAAGATCTTATCAAGGGTATTGTTCAAATGATTGTTTTAAAACCTTAGAGATATCAAAAACAGAAATTGAGCTTTGTAAAGTTTGTAATAAAAAAACTGCATATAAATCATATGATGGCTGTTGTTCTCTTTGTTGTTTAAATAATTTTAAAAAGGTTTTATTTAATAAAATTGAAAGAGAGTGTAGTGGTTGCACTAAAATAGCAAAACTTAATCGTGGCTTATGTCTTAATTGCAGAAAACAAGCAAAGCGAAAGAGAAAAAAGCTTAAAAGCCCTGTTATCAAGAAAAACGATATCGATAACTTTTATAGGTCTGAGGCATGGCTTAGAGTAAGATACGAAGTTCTAAGAAATAATAAAAAAATGTGTATGCTTTGTGGGTCTCAAGAGGGAAGATTACACGTTGATCATATCAAACCTCGCAGTAAGCATCCTTTATTAGCGCTAGATATCAATAATTTACAGCTTTTATGCGCAGATTGTAACTTAGGCAAAAGCAACTTATACGAAGACGACTGGCGTAACCGATTCGAGTAAATCACTTTGCTTTACATAAAATAAATGTTTACTTGTATACTAATGCATAGTATAATGGTATATATGAACAACACACTAACAGCTTTTAAAACGGACTTTATAATACAACAAATAGCGACCTCGATTCATAAAATTGAAACATTAAAGAGATCCTCTATAATGGACGTTGCGCCAGAATTAACAACTCTTTACGGAGACGCTTTAACCAATAAAGCATATACAAAACTTATGTTTTTAAATAATGAGTTTGCAAAAATTGCGGACGACTTATGATCACACGTAAAGAAAAATTCAACCTTTATAGCACGCATCCAATGATGCATAAAACTATGTCAAAGCTTTCAGTAGAAGAAAAAAACTTGTGCAGATCTTTTATAAACGAAAACGACAACCTTGATCGTAGCGCTTTTGAAATGAAAGTGAATAGGATGTTTTTAGACAAAACAGACAAACCAAAGGAATGGACTCGTATACTTGAGTTACTGATAGGATGTAATTTATGATTTTTGGGATACATGGGGGAATAACAAAAACAACGACCAACAAAAAGGAAACAACCCAATGAATAAACTAATAATGATATGCGCTTTAATTGCAGGATCTTTCTCAGCAAGCGCAGCACGCTATTATATAAATCACGGCTACTCACGATCAAACGGAACTTACGTAATGCCACACTTAAAAACCACGCCAGACGAGTATCGTTGGAATAACGTGAATCCAAGCTTAAACCCGTATGACCCTAGCAAATGAGTTGTGTATGATTACATTTTTATTGTGCGTAATTATTTTTATAATGTTACTGAAAGGATAATATATGGCAAAACGTGGTAGACCTAAAAAAGAAGAATGGCAAGTAACTTACGATAGAGTGCAAGAGCTTTTAAAAAGCGCGGAGCTTATTAAAGGCTGTATTATTATTTTTTTAAGTAACATAGAAAAAGATGAGCTTTTTAATGAAGCGGACTATGTTAAAACAGACTTAATAAAAGCGTTGCACAGAATAAATAAAACAACTGCACACTTAAACAGTTTCTTATAAGGAGAAATAGAGAATGGCTTTTTTAAATGCGGGCGGCTTATGGAGAAAAACAGACAAGAACGGACGCGAATATTTTAGCGGTAAGTTCGAGATTAATAATCAAGTGCATCGTGTAGTGCTTATGTTTAATGATCGCAAGAAGAACGATAAGGAGCCCGATCTACGCGTGTCTCTTATAGTGGACGACAACATGGCTGAAGCTGACAAGATCATGCGTGAACGCGAGCAGCAACCTGCGGTATCGTTGAAGGATCACAAGGAAGCTAACCCAATAGACGCTTCGGACGTACCATTTTAATATGAAAAAAACAATAAAACCATACAAGCAGCTTATGGAACCCATTAGTATTGGCCCAGTGAACGATCTTTTTAAGATGTTTGATGTTGACTCAAAAGGCGAAATTATAGCCACTGAATTAATAAGATGCTTTAATTCTTATTCTTCCTTGAAAGACGTGCGGGCTAAATTTACTACGTGCCAGGCTGCACATAAAAAAATGGCAGGAATAAATGAATACTTCGTAAGCGTTAAACTAGACGAAACTTACCTAACAAAGGTTGTTCCAGTTGTTAAAAAGAAAAAGGGACCACGACCCGGCGTTAAGCGCGGCTCCTACGGGCGGCGCTAGCATTCTCCACTAGACTAAATCTAAGATACCCGTATCATTTTATGTATGGGTAAGAAAAAGGCACGCGAAATCGTTCTACCGAATTCTCTCAACCCTGCGCCTAAGGTCTTCTTCGACGTGCTCTATGACCCTGCCACTCCTGACCTAGGTTATACAAATGTTGATAAACGAATTGTCGTTCTCAATCCTAATCAAAGCGGGGTTGAGCTATTAAAAACACACATACACGAAGCCTGCCACGCTTGGGATCACAGCAACCCACCAAAGGGTAAGAAAAAAGATTTCCATTTTAAACACAAAGACGTGTATCGCATCGAAGAATTTGTCTTGTGGTATCTTAAGGAGCTTAAACTTCTGTGAGTAAAGAAAATTTACACACAGCTATAAGCGAACTAAAAGAATTACGTGATCAACTAGGACGACTTCCAACGCGCAGAGAGTTTGTTGCCGTTTATGGTTGGAAATTTGAGAACTTAGCAGGCTCTTGGCTGCAGTTCGTGCAAATGGCTGGCATGGACGCAAAAGACATAAAACAAAAACAACAAAAGAGCAATGACTTCTATATAGATCTTATTTCTAAAAGCGTAGACGAGGTAAAGGAAACCTCTAAAATCTTTACTCCACAATTTCCGTTACTAGGACCGTACCCGAGGATCATAGCTATAGGTGATTTACACGCACCTTGGATTTGTCAGGACTCACTTAAAAAGATTTACGAGATAGTGGAAAAAGTACAACCGCAATTCATCGTAACCATGGGGGATGAATATGATTTTTTCTCACAATCTAAATTCCCTAAAACAATCGTCATTACTCCAAATGAAGAAGTTACTAGTGCTCAGAAAATGTTACAAGAAATGTTCTGTGAGCTACATAAGCGTGCACCAAAAGCTAAAATTTACGCCATAAAGGGCAATCATTCAATCCGTCCTATAAAGCGCCTAATAGAAGCCGCGCCCGAGCTTATGCCATTCTTTGATTTCGAAAGATTTTTTGACTTCCCTTACTGTGAAACAATTCGAGACTCTCGTGAAAAACTAATCATCTCTGGAATTACATTTCATCACGGTTTTATGGGTCATGGTCAACATATGCTTAAGTTTGAAACCCCAACGGTTGTTGGGCATTTACACAATGGCGGTGTGATCATGAAAAAAGTAAATAACAAATGGCTTTGGGAATTAAATGCGGGTTATGTTGGAAAGCCTGAAGAAGTATGCTTCAATTATACACCAGTGAGAGAACAGAAATGGACTCGTGGTGTTGGTTATATTTCAGAGTTTGGGCCACATTTTATTCCGTTTGAATAGTTTCGCTGGATTGTAGAGCGGCATTTTACGCTCGTGAGCAAGGACGCTTAGCACGAGAGACCTGGGTTCGAGTCCCAGTCCAGCGACCCATTCACTAATTCTTGCATATTGTGTGAACTTATAAGAACCTGTTTTTAATGAAAATAGAAATGATAGCGATAGACGAGCTTGCACCGCATCCAAAGAACATGCACGTACACAGTGAAGAACAAATTGAGAGATTAGTTAAGATTATTGAGTACCAAGGCTTTCGGACTCCGATCATAGCAGAAAAAGGGACTGATTTAATTGTTTGTGGTCACGGTCGTCTGCTTGCTGCAAAGAAATTAGGACTTAAAAAAGTTCCGGTTATATATCAAGAATTTAAAGATCAAGACCAGCTTTATGCTCATATGGTAGCAGACAACGCCATAGGAAAAGACACATGGGCTACGTTAGATTTAAGCGCGATTAATTTAGAATTAGCGGAGCTTGGGCCTGAGTTTGATTTGGAAATGTTGGGATTGAAAGATTTTAAATTAGACTTAGCAGAAGAGGTGCCGTTTCCAGAGATGCCCACAGGGGATAAGGGTCCAATTTGTCAGATTACATTTACAATTACACAGGATCAAAAAGAAGAGATAGAAAAAGCGTTAGCGCTGGCGTCTACAAAAGGATCGTACTTAGAAGATATAAACTCTAACAAAAACGGCAACGCCATTGCTAGAATATGTGAAACTTATTTGACATATGATAGACGTTAAAAATCTTTTAATAAAAAACATAAGCGCAAAAGATGCAAATGGCTTTGTTAAAAAAAACCATTACTCAAAAAAAGTTGTACCAAACTCCCAAATACACTTTGGCGTATTCTTTAATAATCAACTCTCTGGCGTCTTGCAGTTTGGTCCCTGTATGCGTAAAGAGTTTATGTTGGGCTTAGTTAAAGACACAAAGTGGAATGATTTCCTAGAGCTTAACAGGATGGTTTTTTTAGATGCCCTGCCTAAAAACAGTGAAAGCAGGTCTATAGCTGTTTGTCTTAGACTTATAAAAAAACATGCACCAAATATAAAATGGATTGTTACTTTTGCAGACGCCACACAGTGTGGCGATGGCACCATCTATAGAGCCACTGGTGCTTACTTAACTAACATTAAAAAAAACGTTGGACTAAAAAGAAATAATAAAACTGGCGAGGTTTTGCAGCAGATGACAGCATACCATAACATGATAACAGACTTCGGGAATAAGGATGTTTGGCAGCCGCTTGATGGCTATCAAATAAGATATATCTGGTTGTTAGATAAAAAAGCAGAGCTACTCTGCGATGTTTTAGATTATAAAGAAATAGAAATAGAAAACGCTAGAATGTATAAGGGAAAAAAGTGCTCGACATAAACAAAATAAAAGTCATCCCCATAAGTAGAGACCAAGCAAAGGCTATGGTTTTAAAAAACCACTACATGCGCACATTCCCGGCTGGGGCTTTTCTTTACTTTGGCATTACACACGAAGACAGTAAGGCGGCTTTAGGTGTTGCGGTGTTTGGCAAAAGCAGCTCTACCGATTCTAAGATAAACCTGTTTAAGGGCAACGTTAAGAAATCGGAAATAATAGAAATGCAAAGGCTATGGTTGTCTGACCAACTGGGCAAGAACGCTGAAAGTAAAACTCTTTCAATAATAATTGCAGCCATAAAAAGTCACTATAAAGATATAAAAGTAATATGGACGTATAGCGGTGGGTGTAAAAAGGATTGTGGCATAGTATACCAAGCTTCAGGGTTTATGTTTTTAGGCACAGAAAAGTGCAATGATTTTTACCTTACTAGGGCTGGAGAATACAAAAACATTATAAACGCCTTAAGGTTTGGCAAGGGACCAAAAGGCGAAAAGGATATAAACAAGATAGCCGCTGCGTTATATGGTGAGGGTAGTTTTATTGATTCATTTAGAAACTATTATTTTTACCCAATATGTAAAATAATTATAAGTTAGATGAAAAAATACACCTTACCATTTCCAAAGAACAGTGAGACGTTTAGAAGAGATCAACAATGGGTTATTGGGGGAGCCCCAAGAGTGGGGATTGACAACGATCTAGGTGCGACTCCTAGCTCCTCCACCAATATATGCGCTACAAGCAAAGATAACGTTGTGCCTGACTTCCGGTCAGGAGAGGGCGGTGTAAATCCGACCGTAGCGCTCCAAAAACAAAAGCTGACTTCTAGAGTTATTCGACGTAAACTTTAGTCAGGTATGAGACCACGTAAAGAGTTCAGTTGGGACATTGTAGATTCGATTTTAGGGATAGGCGGGAGCCTATTAGACTGCGCAGACACTTGCGACGTATCACCGGATACCATGCAAGGTAGGATCAAAGAAACGTTCGGTATGACGTTTAGGGAGTATCGTGATCTTAAGCTCTCAAAGCTCAGAATCAACCTACTTAAAAAACAAATAGACGTAGCTATGCGTGGGAATGTTGACATGCTTAAGCACTTGGGCAAACACTTGCTAGGTCAGGAAACTAATATTAATTTAAATGTAAGCAAGGAAGCTATGAAACCGCTTTCCTTAGAAGAACTATTTCTAGATATAGACAGACGAGAAGTTATTGAGGTTAAAAATGGCAGCACACTATCGGGAAGTTCTGAAGAAACAATTGAGACACTTGCCAACGTTCGCGAAGAAAACACTCAAGATCAAGACGAAGTTGGGGACATTAGTTCCTCTTAAGTTAAACAGCTATCAACTCAGGCTCTACGAATTAATCGAACAACTAGAAAAAGAAAATAAGCCTGTTAGAATTATCGTACTCAAAGCGCGACAGATGGGCATTAGTACCGTGTGCGCAGCCTACGTTTACAATCGCACAGTCACCAGCCCTTACACCGATAGCTTGATCATAGCAGATGAGCAAAAGCGTTCTCTAAATTTATTCGATATGTGTTGTAGATATTACGACCTATCAGAGCCGTTACTCCAGCCAATGAAGTCTCGCAGTAACCGCAAGGAATTAGTGTTTCAGAACCCCGCCGTATACGACAGGGGAACCAACCCCGGTATGATGTCACAAATTAAAGTAGATACTGCTATGGATGCCAGCGCAGGTCGATCGGGCACGATTCACAACTTACTATGCACAGAGTTTGCGTTCTGGCCTAATGCTGCTGAAGTCGTGAACGGGTTATTCGAGTCAGTTCCTTACAAGCCTAAAACTAGTATCATCATCGAGTCTACTGCGAACGGTATGCAAGGCAAGGGCGAGGAGTTTTATCAGCGATGGAAAGATGCCGTTGACGGCAAATCCGCATTTGTTCCTTTTTTTATACCTTGGTTCGAGTGCGACGATTATCAACTTAAAGCACCAGAAGACTTTAGACCAACTAAATACGAGTGGGAGCTATTAGAGAAGTTCCCTGACATTACGTTCGACAAACTATTCTGGCGACGTGTAAAGCTTGCGGATAGGTCACAAGTGCGCGAGGGGTTTCTAAGTGCGGATGATAGTTTTAAGCAGGAATACCCTACTAGTGCAGAAGAAGCGTTTATCAGCTCAGGTCGTCCGCTTTTTAATGTAGAAAAGCTACTTAGTGATATAGAAAGGTGTAAGAAACAAGAATTCAAAAGAGCAGAAATATGCATTTAGATTTTAGAGATGACGGACGCTTAAAGATTTTCCAAGAACCCAAGCAAGGCGAGACATACGCTATTGGCATGGACTTGTCTTTAGGACTTGAGTCTGGTGATGCTAGCACCGCATTTGTTATCAATAAAAAGCTCGAGCAAGTTGCTAGCTGGTTCGGTAAAGAAGATCCCGACAGAATGGGCATTATAGCCGTTAGGCTTGGCGAGTATTACAATAAAGCGTTACTAGCTCCCGAAATAAACGCAATGGGTGTGAGTACACTTCTTAAAATAAAAGAGCTAGGATATTTAAACATTTACACACGTATGGTTGATGACGAGCTGTCTAGCAACAAGCGTACTGCTAAACTAGGTTGGCAAACTAATGTAAAAACTAAAATGGAGATGCTCAACGGCTTAGTAGCCGCTTACAGGGACAACGCTGTCACAATAAAGGATGTGGATTTGTTACGAGAAATGATGACGCTTTCAATAGAAGCAGATGGCAACGTAGAGCTCAACGGCAAGGACCGTGTTGTCGCTGCGTGTATTGCAATTCAGGCTATTCAGCAGGCTAATAGTAACAAGTTCGCTGCGATTACGCCGACCGCAGAAGACAATAAGCCGAAACACAACTCGCTTATCGATCGTATGCTGTATCTTGAAAAACAAAGGAAGAAGGGGTCAGGTTATTTTTAATAAATTAATAAACAAGTTTTATTGCTGGATCAATCACGACACAACAGATTTTAATCTCGATAAACTAGCTGAAGTTCTAGAAAAAAAAGCAGACGAAGAAGAGGGATATATTGAGATAGTCAAAGGCAAGTCTCGCGCTTATTACCCGACTAGAGATCCTGACAAGTTAGCCAGCTTAGAGGAATATGATCAATTTAAAAATTAAATAGGCTTTACGAATCGATCGAGTTTGCCGACTTTCTCGTCCGCTTTCATTACTTCAGCTTCAACGTCACTAAACTGTGCGCCAGCTTGTTTGTATTCTTTAAGCTTATCATCTGAGAAATAAGTATTTTTATGTTTCTTTTTAGGAGGCTCTACTTTTTCATTGCCGATTTCTTTCATGCCTTTTTGTTTGCATATCTTTCGATACTCTTGCACTGAATCTACGTATTGATTAAGCATTGGTTGCCAACCGGGCTGAAATGTATCACGCACTCGAACAGGTTTGTTTCCTACCTTTGGTCGGTTACTTCGAGAACCAACTGGTTCTTTTTCAACTATCTCTACTTTGTTTTCTAACGCATAATGATGACCAACCCACTCGAATTGTCCAAATATGATGTGACCATCGCTGAATTTAAAATCAAAATACATAGAATGTTCCCCTTTGAACAAAAGTTAATAATAGTTTAGACTTTTATCAATGATTAATAATTTAAGCGAAGATAATGATGTTTCTCCGATCGAAAAAGAAGAAAAAGAAGACCCAGCCAAGAAGGTCGATAAGCTTTTAAAAGAAGGCGCTAAGTATAGAAAACAATTCGAAAAAGGTTGGAAAGAAGCAGAAGACTTTTACAATGGCAATCAATGGCCTATTCAGGAGCCAAGACCGACTAAAAACTTTGTATTCACTATTGTTGAGGCCGAGGTGCCAGTCCTTACAGACTCGCTTCCAAGTACAGACGTAATTGCTTATGAAGAAGAAAAACAAGATGACGCGAAGATTTTAGAGTCGTGTATCCATTACACTTATGAAGCAAATCATTTGTTTTTAAAACTCACTCAAGGAGTTCGTGCATCTTTAGTCACGGGCACGGGTTGGCTTTATACTGACTTTGATCCTGATCTAGAAAATGGTCAGGGCTTGGGTATTATTAAAAATATTCCATGGAGAAGCGTGTTTGTTGATCCATCTGCAACCGAAATAGACGAAGCTGATTATGTTTTAATTAATATCCCTGCTAATTTAGAGCACACTAAAAGAAGATTTCCAGAAGTAGCAGATCAAATTAAATCTCAAAAACTCGATAAAGAAATGACGGATGATCCTACTAACACTCTAGGCTCATTCTATGAAAAACGATGGACAAATGGCTCATTCGGGGAAGAAAGCGTTTCTAGATATTTGTCAGATAACATGTGTTTAATAAACGAGTGTTGGCTTAAAGATTATTCTCAAGAACCTATTCCACAAGATGAAACAGCGCAGATGATTCTTGAGGAAACTCAGCAATTTGAAAAGGGTGAAAACCCGGACGTAGGTAAATTCGAAGATCACGAAGCCCATATTCAAGCGCATCTTCAACACAAAATGAAGCTAGCAAGCGAAGCTGCGGGTGTTCCGCCGGAAATGCTTGGGCAAGACGCAATGGACGCTTTATCGCAAGATCCTACATATTCTTTGTTGTTTGCTTTGATGGACGATCACATTGAAATGCATAAAGTTTTTCAAAAAGATAACCCACAAGGTTTAAAGCCAAAATATAAAAATAACATGCGACTAATAATGAAAACAGGAAGCACCATTCTTTATGACGGCGATTCGCCCGTGGATGATGGTCTTTATCCATTAGTTCCGATTTATTGTTACAAGCACGAAAACTCTATTTACGGAATAGGTGAAGTTAAAAACATTATTCCAGTTCAGAAATCATTCAACGAAATGGACTGGATGGAGCTTCAAGGGTTACGGTTAAATGCAAACAGTGGTTGGGTCGTTGACGAAGAGTCCGGCGTTGATCAAAACACATTAACAAACGAGCAAGGAATTGTTGTTAAGAAAAAAGCAGGAACAGAAGTGCAAAGGCTTTCTCCTGGCCAAGTGTCTCCACAATTTGAAGCTAGAAAGAATTACGATCGACAAGCTATTGAAATCATTTCAGGGATCAATGAGGCATCTCAAGGTCGTAGACCAACCGGAGTTACCGCAGCTCGTGCAATTGAAGCTTTACAGCAACAAAGCATAGGTCGAATTAGATTAAAAACCAACACACTTGCGCAGTATTCTATGCTTAGACTTGGATGGCTTACAGCTTCACGCATTTTAAAGTATTGGTCGAGTGAAAGACAACTTCGAATCTACGATAAGAATGGGCAAATTAAACGAATTGATTTTGATCCCGAACGATTACAAGAATTAAAATATGATGTAAAAATGGCTCCGGGCTCCGTTGCTGGACTCGATAAAGAATCAATCTTTGCAGTAGCTAAAGAGTTGTTTTTAGCACAAGCAATTGATGCAAAGACGTTAGTGGAGATGACGGATCTTCCTTACAAAAATCATATTTTGGAAAACATTGCCGCTCGTGATCAAATGCGACAACAATTAGAGCAAGCTACTTTACAAAACGAGGAGCTAAAGGCGCAAGTGCAGGTTCATCAATCGCTGGATCAAGAAGCAGGGCATCCACAAGCGAATCCGCCTTCGTCGCAGCATGTTCCTGTGCAAACGCCGATTCAATAATTAATTTTCTTTTGCATTTTTAAGATTTGTATATAATTTAAGTAAGGAACACACATTTGTGATCTCGGAGCTACGGCCAACCTTGTAAACGAATGCGTGAATCTTAAAAAAGGAGCTACGGCCAACCTATGTCAGAAACAAATCAAGCAACCGCACCATCAATCAGCGAATCACAAAGCTACGACGCTGTAATTAGCGCTGCACTTAGTGAAACAAAGAACGAAGAAACTGCGATTGTAAAAACTAGCGGCCAACCGGCAACGGAGCCAGCTATTGAGGGGGGAGCGGAAGACTCAGCCCTTGAAACAGTAATGAAAGGCATGTCTGAAGAAGAGACGACCGAAGAGTCAACTGAAACCGAGCCTGAAGAAACGTCTGAAGACGGCGGCAAGGTCTATGAACTACTTCGAGATGGTAAAAAACATCAAGTATCGCTTGAAGAAATGCGTGAACTTGCACAAAAAGGGCATGATTATCAGTACAAGACTGCCCAAGTTGCAGAACAACGCAAAATCTTTGAAGCCGAGAAAGCGTCATATCAGCAAGAGCTTGCTCAAACTGTTCAAGAGTTAGAAGCATTTCGTGACTCGAACGTAAAAGAATTAGAACTAAAACAAACCTGGGATGTTTATTTAAATAATCTTAAAACTGCGGATCCTAACCTTTTCAATCACATTGTTAATGGTTTTCAGCAAATGCAAGGTCTGTACAATAACCCGATTATTTCTCAACAAATAAATTCTTTGAGACAAGAAAACCAGTCATTAAAGAAAAACTTTGAAGAGATTAATTACGAAAAAATCAGAAATAGTTTTCAATCAGAAATGGCTAACGTGAAAGCGGAGCTTGACCCTGCATTGAAACAATTAAAGATGAACGTAGATTGGGAAGCTGTAACAGATGCTTGGAAAGAAGGAGCAAAGGACGTTAAAACTGCATTCTACGCCGTTTACGGTGACGAATTAAGAAAACGTTCTGCTTCACGTGGCAAAATTGACGGAGCTAAAAAAGCCGTTGAGAAAAAACCAGTAGCTTCTGGCGGACTTAAAAAGAGTGGCGATGTAAATAAATCGTACTACCCTGGAAAGAACGTCAGTTACTCTGAAATAGCTGCGATGGCTCTGCGTGACGATGTTTAATTAAAATGTCTCTTTAATAAAAGGAACATAACAAATGGCACTTACATACGGACAATTAGAAGCGATTACGCATTCTAAAATCATACCAGTCCTTGCTAACAACGTGTTTAATAAACATCCGTTTTTAGCTCGACTATCACGACCAGGCAAAAAGAAACTATTAGACGGTGGAACTCAAATCGAGTTACCTATCGTTTCTTCTGTTTCTACAAATGGAGCATACTTCAGTGGTTTCGATCAAATCGACATTACTCCATCTGAGAACATGACTAAAGCAGTTGTTGCATGGAAACAATTGGTTGAACCTATTTCTATTTCACGCTCACAGTTTTTACAAAACAGCGGTGATTCTGGAAAACTTCAATTGGTTGCTTCTAAAGCAGAGATTGCTGAGTACGCTTACCAACGTAGACTTACTCAAGGTCTTTATTCTGATGGTACTGCTGCAACTGGTGCAGCTACTACACTTCAATTGACTGGTACTAGAGCAGTTCTTTCAACTAGCTCAACCTACGCGTCGATTGCAGTTGCGGATTTGGCCGATTGGGTAGCTCAAGTAAAAGGAAACTCAGGCACTAACCGTGCATTGACTCTTAACCTTCTACAAGACGCTTATCAATCTGCTTCAGATGGCGATGAGCAACCTACAGTCATGGTTATGAAAGGTAACATTTACTCACAATTGTGGGCATTGTACCAACCATACCAACGCCTTGAAGTAGGCAATGACCCAACAATGGAAAAACTCGGCTTTGAAGGAATTAAAAAATTCAACTCAGCTGTAATTTTAGTAGATGAAAACATGGTTGCGAACCAAATTCATATTCTAAATGAGAATTTCTTTTTCTTGGCTGTTCATAAAGACGAAGATATGAGAATTGAAAAAGTATCTAGTTTAGAGAAACAAAATGCGATGCTTACGAAGATTTTCTTCATGGGTAACGTTATTTGTAACCAACGTCGCCGACAAGCCCTCTTGTCAGACATTGAAGCCTCTAGCTAATATATAAAGATAAAGGAAAATATATATGAAAAAAATGATTAAATATTTAGCTCTTGCACTTGTTAGCGCATCTGCAATGGCCGACGTTTGTATTCAACATACGGCATTCTTAGACGCAACTGGCGCAGTAAAAAGCGAACCATTGTGCTACGAACGCGTGAAAAACGGATCTGGCGGATCACTCGCTGTCGGATCAATCGTTATTCTCGACCTTACAGCGGATGATGGTGTAACTGTTACGACTTCTACAAGCCGCAATGCGGTTCCATTCTGTGTAGTGATGGAAACAATCGCAGCGAATGGTATTGGCAAATGTCAAACCTACGGTCGCGAAGCTGATGGTGTCTTATTTGATGCTTTTGGTGGAGTTGATAAAGCGGCAACTGCAGGGAACGCTATTTATATTTCTACAACTCGTGCGGGCTACGGGCAAGGTATTAACCCTGCCAACAATCCATCGGCTGTAGGATTAGTTTATCCAGTTGGTATCTGGTACGACACTGCGTCTGCTACAGGTTCTGTAGAAGCATTTATTCAACTTCGATAATGTTGTATTGCACTTATTGGGGGGTGGGGTTACTCACCTCCCTTTTTTATTTAAGAATGAGTGATGTATCTGATCTTCGATTGATCAAGATAGGTCTATTTTTAGGCTTCAGCTTTTTAAGTTTTATTATATTTGGATTTAAAGAAAGAACACATAAAACAAATGCGATCGTACCGACCTTTGCTGTTATTTCTTTTCTCTCTTTTGTTAACCAGCATAATTACTATTCTCTTGCTGTTATTACCCAGTTCATATGCCTTAACGTAGCATTTTTATTATGCATGCAAATGTTAGGTGAACTTCGGGATTGTTTTAAAAAAGAAGTAATATTAAATTTCATTGCTGTTTCATGCGTGCTTCAGGCTTTATGGTTTATTTTAAATAATAAAGGAATTGATCCATATCTTTACATATTGCAAATGCAAGGCTATCAGTTTCAAAAAATATTAGTTGGATCTGGCAAATTATTGACCCCGTCGAGCGTTGATTACGCAAACGTTGTGGGATCACTTGGGCAGCAGACGCTATCAGGAGCATATTTAGCAGCAAGTACCCCTGCTCTTTTTCGTAAAAAGTGGAATTATACCCTACCTATTATTCTGTATGCACTTTATTTATCGGGCAGCGCGATGACTTGGATAGCGTTTTGCTTTTGTTCATTGTCTTATTTATTTTTAAAAGGTCACATTTCAAAACGTATCTTAATATGGTCAATGCCTGTTTTTTTAGTTTTAAGTTACACTTTATGGGATCATCTTGGTTTTTTTGATGATCAAAGACGTTTTATGGTTTGGTCAAAAACAATGGAATGGATGAGTGGTCCGAGTATTATTTGGGGTAAGGGTTTGGGTTATTTCTTTGATAATTTTAACACTTTCATGCCGTTGAGCCCTAAATGGGTATACGCCCACAATGAATACATAGATTTATACGTTGCATTTGGGTTGATAGGATTGTTTTATTTTTCAGCTGTTATGTCGTATATAGCTTATATAGCAAAGCATGAGCCTATTTTTTCGTCTATTATGGTGGCGATACTCATAAATGCTGCGGGCAATTTTCCTTTACATGTTCCTGCAATTTCTTTGTTATTTATCATTTCCTTTAGTGCAGTTCTTAATTACAATAAACAAATAGATATAGGGGAGATACAAAATGGCATTAGTAGTGACGAAAGTTAGACAAGAACCAACAGGCGGCGGATCAGTGTATGTTACATTCGATGTAGTGTGCTCAGGTGTAACGACTGGGACGTTTAAAACAGGATTAAAAAATATCGATGCAATCCAAGCAGAAAATCAAACAACTGCATCAGTTGGATTAGCTTTAAAAAACAAATCAGCTGTATCCACTACTGAGTTAGGAAGCATTTTTCTTTCTAACTACACAAGTGGCGACTCTGTAAATATCACAGTTCGAGGGCGTTAACAGATGAGCCGTGATTGGAACGGCTTATCGCTACAAAACGAGTTTGCAGCTCTTTTAAGTGACGAGTCCACAACGTTCAAAGCTCGTGTTTTGGGTTGGATTAATGACGTTCAAAACGACATAGCATCTAAACATGATTGGCCGTTCATGCGACAGAAGGGCAAGAAGCTTTTAACAGCATCGAGTGAGTTGCAAACGTTGTACCCAACGGCGCCAGGCGCTCCTACTGCGGCTGTAGCCGCTGGAGGATCGTTAACATCCGGTAGTGTGTACACTATCGGCGTAACGTTCTTTGAGTCGGTTAGCGGTTATGAAACTACTTTCGGAGCGACTACAACAGCGACACCTTCAGGCGCAAACTTAACTATAAACTTAACGAATATTCCTGTGAGCACTGATCCATTGGTGACAGGTCGAAAAGTTTATATTGCTGTTGGTAGTGGCAATTATTTATTATATTCAACAATCTCGGACAATACTTCGACAACTCTAAGTATAACAGCTAACACAAGCTCATTGGTGCAGCCGCCCGATTACTCTCTGATTAAAACAATAGATGGAAACCCATTCTTTGAGACGGCACCTAGTACACAGCTTGTTTATAAGCCGCTTGATCAGATAAGACTTATTCGTCAAGGCGTAATTGATACTGGCGACCCATTCTTTTGGAGTGATTTTGGTGACGGTAAGATCGTAGTAGATCCGAAACCATCAATCGCTTATACTCTTAGTTTTTATTATTTTAAAATGCCATCTAGACTGTACGCATCGGTAGATTCACAGCCAGAACTTCCCATTTCACTTAAGAACGTTATTAATGCTGGCGTATTGGCTATGGGTTATGAATACAGAGATAGAGATGGTCAAGACATTAAGAAAAAATTGTATGATCAAGAACTTAAAAATGCAATTTCTAGATTTGGTCGATCTATAAAAGGCCCGCAGCGTGTGCGTGACGTGATCGGAAACTCAAACGGATTCGAGATTTAATCTATGTCATTGTCTCGTAGAGCAAGTAAAAAAAGCAGGAACTTCAACTTTCCTGTAAGTTATAGGCTCTACGAAGCGAGACCAGAAAAGCTTGTCGATGCACTCAATGTTTTTACACTTCAAAATACATTACAGACAAGACCCGGATCTTCCAGGTTTAACTCCAACACCTTGGGTGGGCCTGTTTTATCTGTAAGTTATTTTAAATCAACCGCTGGTGTACGATATCGTTTAGTAAAAGTAGGTACTGTTTTATATTCAGTGAACGACGTAGGGGTTGCTACTTCTATAAAAACAGGGCTTTCTTCTAGTACAAAACATAGAGGAAAAACTGTAAATAATCGTCATGTTGTCGCAATAGAGTCTGACGGATTGTTTTCTTTTGATGGCACAACATTTACTGCTTTAGGTCAAGCGGCTCCTAGTGCTGTTTCTGTGGCCGCTGCGGGTGGCGGGAGCCTTGCCGATGGAACATGGACTGTAAAGGTAACTTTTTACTCTAGTTCGTTTGGATTTGAATCAAATGGGAGTGCATCTAGTTCTATAGTCACGACAGGCGCCGGAAGTAATAAAATAAATGTTAGCGGTATTGATGCAACTGCCGCGAACGGATTCATAGATAAAGTTAGAATCTATTTAAGAGATGAAGACGCAAACAGCGCATATAATTTTATAACAGAACAAGCGATAGGTTTAACAACCTATACAATATTAGACGAATCAACGAGTACGTTCATAGTTCCTACAACTAACTCTCCTCCTATTGCGGGCGGGGGTAAATATTTAGCAGAATTTGGTGGAGCATTAGTTTATGCTGGAAATTCTACATATAAAAACGACATATTTTTCGCAGGTCTTGGCACTCCGGATTCGATAGATCAAACAATTACACAAACATTATTACATGCTTCAGGCGACGGTGATGTTACCGGTCTTGGCACTGGGTTTTATAATAATGCTTCACTTGATCCGTATTTAGTTATTTTTAAAAAAAGACAAATCTACGTTTACTCTAATAGAGCGAGTTCTCCTAAATTCGTTTGTATTTCTGAAAAAATAGGGTGTGTAAGTCACGATACTATTCAAGTTATAAACGGAAACGTTGTTTTTCTTTCAGAAAGTGGGTGGAGAATTATAGTTAATGGAAAAATGATCGAAGATCTTAATCAAAACCCAATAACTTTAGGAGCTAGCGACATAGATGATATTTTTAGATCAAGAGGTTTTGTTTATGAATTAAACAAATCTAACATGTCTAACTTTTTCAGCGTATATTATGGTCAATTAAATCAATACATGACCTGGGTTAGCGAAGGATCTGATAACACATTAAGAAAAACTTATGTTTATGAAATAGACTCCTCTGGCTTTAAGCCTTACAGCTTTTATTCTAATGCAACTTGTGGTTGTAGCGCAGAAGACGCGAGCGGGAATGAAGTAGTTTTATTTGGTGATGCAAACGGGTTTTTATATTCACACAGCATTCAGGAAGATAGATCTGATTACGATAGTTCTGGAGCGGCTAAAAGCATTCCGGCGTTTGCTTTATTGTCGTGGATAGACGGCGAAGATTCTGCAACTACTTATAATTTTAGAGATCTTATTTTAAGAGCAACTGCGTCTAGTAACACGTTAACTGTAAAGGCTTTTGTTAATTTTAATCTTCAGGACGTGGATAATTACAGTTTCGACTTCACAGATCCTAATAGTGGATTTATCCTAGATGTATCATTATTGGATGAAGGTGTTTTTTCTGATGGTCGCACTGTTGTAAGTGCAAAAGTTGATATAAACAGAAGCGGGGAAAGTTTGCTCGTAGGCTTTTATCAGGATATAATTAACAGCAACATGAACCTAGTTAGTGCGCAGTTAGATTTTAGCAAGAATAAAAATAGGAACTGATTTTATGAAAAAACTATATTTTTTATACCCAATACTACTCTTTTTTGTAGTTTTCGGAGCAAAAGATGTACTAGCTGGAACATGCACAAGTATTTCTAGAACTAATAATTCTGCGAACGCAGTGCTCACGTCGACTAAATATAATTTAGATTTAAATACCGTTTACACCGCAGTCAACGCCTTAGATGGTGGTTGTGTTACCGATGGGACGCTGGAAAAAGCAGCCGTAAATACGACTGATTTTTCAGTACCATTAAACGGGATAAAAGAAGGCTGTAAAGTTACTTATAACAACGCATCATCCATTGATGTTGATAAATGCAGAATTGCGGTTAATGGTAATTGGATAACAACGACAGGTTTAACAAACGTGGCCTTTGGTTGCTCGGGTTGCTCGGCTGAAACCACAAATACCGCCTATTATGTCTATGCGAAAACTGGTTCCACTTTAGACTTATTAATATCAACAACTGCTCCTGATTCAAATGGATACTCAGGAACTTCAAAAGTATTAGGAAGATTCTACAACGACCCGGCTGGTGACATTGCAACCGACAATATAGAACAGTTTGTGACAAACAGTTTATTGCCTATCACTCAAAAAGTAGCAATCGTACAAGACTCTAGAGCTTCAGGTGTTCAAGGTGATTCGCTTTCTTCTCTTAGTACATGGAATACTGTTACGCTCAATACAGAGCTTTTAGATAGTGCTGGCATTCTTTCACTTGCTTCAAACACTGTGACTTTAAATCCTGGAACTTATTTAGTTCATGCTTTTACTTTGTATAACAATGACAACGTCACAGGTCAGGCTAAACTTCGATTAAGAAACACCACAACAAACGTAACCACAATTTCTGGTGTAAACCATTATGCTGGCGCGGCGAGCGTTGGTTCACAGGTAGTTCTTGACGGATATGTTAGCATTTCGACTGTTCAAAACTTTCAGTTACAAATCTATTATACAAAAAATGCGACTGCAAACACCTCCATGTCTACTGGTGAACGCGAAGTATACACACAATTAGAATTTACGAGGATTAATTAATGAGCCAAGTAAGTCCATATGAGCAATACATGAAAGAACGCGAAGGCATAGACTTTCATAAAAGTGAACATGGATTTGTCGCGTATAAAATAGAATCGTCTCATCTTTTTTTGTTAGATGTTTGGGTAGCGCCTACGGTTAGACGAGCCAGAATTTGTTATTCGCTTGTTGATCAACTTATTTTATTAGCGAAACAAAAAGGATGCACAACTGTTCACTGTCAAACTGACGTTCGAACAAAAAACCCAGAAATTTCATTATTAGCTATTATTAATTATGGTTTTAAAATAAACGGTGCTGACAGAAATTTAATAACTTACGTTAAGGAGATATAAATTATGGGTGGTGTTGCAAAAGCAGCTGGCGGTGTTATAGGTGGAATTGGAAACGTATTGCTTGGAAAAAATGAACAAGCGCCGCCACCTAACATAACAAACATGAACTCTGGAGATGACCAAGAAGCCAGAAATATGGCATCTATTTTGTCAAAACGCGGATTAACAGATGTGCGTGCAGAGTATGATAGACCTGTAGATATTGGGATCAATGAGCAAGCTAATGTCGAAATGGCTGGCGTAAGAGGAACTTATAATGATCGACTAATGCAATTAAGACAATCTATTGCACAACGTGGATTACAAAATTCTTCACTTGGCTTAAATCAAGAAGCTAATGCTAATCAAGACATGTCTACAAAAATAGCAGCTATTCGTGCTAGCATTCCTGGACGCATTGAAGAAGCTAGACAGAATAGAGTTAGATCATTACTTCCGCTTACAGATGCCGTTGCAAATGCGTATGCTCCTAATTATATCGCAACCGATAATACTAAAAAACGTGGTGTTGGATTGCTTGATATTGCTGGAAAAGGCGCTAGTATTATAGGAAATTTAAAAGGCGGCGGCCAAACAACAAACTCGACTGCGGGGGGTCCCTAGGGGGTTTAATTCGAATGGCCCAAGAGGTAATGTTGGTTCTTTTGAGGAGTAATATATGGCTTTTATAGATTTACGTGATCAGGGTGCGGCTAGACAGATAGCGATTGATAACAGTCCACTCGGAAAAATTAATTCCTTTTTAGGCGGGTTAGATACCACAATTAAGGAGCAAAAGGCTCGTGAAGCAGCACTTCAAAAGCAACAAACAGAGGATGCTCTAAAAAAAGCTGAGACTATATTAAAGTTTCGTGAGGCTGGGTACACTAATTTACCACAACAAAGGGCTGCGGCTTTAGGGCAAGTGGACCAAACACCATCACCTGATGAACCTGCGCCAGTTGTTCAAGAAAAAACAGGATTAGCAGCATTGACTGATCCGATGGCTGGAAAGCCAGAAGATGTAAGGCCATACCCATTAAGAACGGAAGACACCTCACAACAAGATGTAGCTTCAACAAAGACTCCTGTATATTCAAAACCTGTAGCACAAATATTGCCAGCGGCTGCACAACAAACTAAATATCAAGGTGATACCACTCAAGGTTCTTTTAATATTCCAGGATTAGGAACATTTCAAAGAGATCCTAACGTTCGAAGCAAAGCAGAAAAAGAACAGTTAGATTATCAAGATAAAACGGATAAACATAATCAATATTTATACGAGCATTCTCCTGAAGGTAGAGCACAAAAACAACAAGAACGAATAGATACTGCTAATGGAATTGCAAACGCTACCATGGGAAAGCTTCAAGAGAGAAGTGACCTTCAAACACATCAAAATAATTTAAAAGAAATAAAACATAACCCAGCTTTAAATGAACAAATCGGAAAAATTAATCAATTAGACTCCGCATTGGCTTTGGTAGAGAAAGCTGATCATTTAACAGTACAACAAATAAACGAATTTCAGCAAGCTGTTCGATCATCTCTTGGTATTTCTGGTGGTGGTAGTGTAGGGGAACGAGAACACACATATCTTAAGTCTTTAGGATTAGACACAGCAGATGCTATTCAGTTTATAACTGGAAAACCTGCCGACATTTCACAAAACAACGATATTGTTATGCATATGAAACAATTATCTAAAAACGCTAGAGAAAATTTATCTTATCAATTTGATAAACAGTTAGCAGCAAGCGCAGATGTAGATGCTAGTATTTATGAAAATCATCCTAAATTAAAACAAGACTTAATCAGAGCGATTAAAAATAAACGCGCAGTCATTTCCGAACCAATAATTCCAAGCTCTAAAACTCAAATTGATCCTGCATCAGTAGAAGCAGAATTAAAACGAAGAGGAGCTATTAAATAATGGATCTTCAATCTATGAGCACAGAGGAATTGTTAGCGCTTCATAATCAAGCGAAAGCGCAAGCTCCTACTCAAGAAGGTCCAGACTTATCTAAGCTATCGACTGAAGAGTTGCTAGCTATGCACCAGCAAAATCAATCACAACAGGATCCTAAATTCGCACCTTTAGCTTCTGGATATAATCCCGAAGACTTTGGTGGTGCTATACTAAAAAATGTTATTGAACCAGTTGGATCTTTCATTGATCGATATTCTGGTGCTCCAGCAAGATCGGCTATCGGTAAGGCGCAAGACTTATACAAGCCAGAAGTGTCCGCAGTAGATGTTCCAAAAGCTTTTATTCATCAAATAGGCGCTGATCCGGCGCTTGCTCCTACCGGTAGAGAGTTAGTTGAAAAGGCTGGCGTTCCACGTACTCCATTAAGTTCTTTTGTTCCTGCTTTATACTCAAAAACAGGAGAAGGGTTACCGCTTAAAGAAGGCGGGGTTTTTGATCCTACTGCAAGCGGTGTTGCTGGTT